CTTAAGGGCTGCAGTCCTGATAAATCAAGCAGAAAGTCAAAATATGAAAAGATGAATGAAGCAAAGCAAAAAGAACAAGAAAGTAATATTGAATTGTTCTTGAATGCATTTGAACAATTAAATGTTGATGGAGAAGCATCATTAAAAGATATAGCAAGCAGTGGACTTGTAGCTGGTAAAACTATTGAAGCATTAAGGAAATCAGTTACAAGATGGATAAAGTCGAATAAGTTAGAGGGGTTCGAATATTCGCAAGGAATTATTAAAAAAACAGGCGGACATACGTAAGTGGACACACATATATAAATATATGTATGTCCGGTGTCCAGTTTTAAGAACATAGTTGCTGACTGCGTACGTATTAATATATGGGGAATTTAAGATTCCCCCATATATATACGTTACGCGTCATCATAGTGACTATGAATTTTGAAAGAATGAAGGTGAAAAAAATTGAAAATAGAAATGGAACAATATCTTGAAGCTCTTCAGGATGCGGAAGAAAAATATAAAAAGCTAGAAGAAGAATATTCTTATTTGCAGGAGGAGCATGAAGACCTCAAACAGGAATATGCAGATTTCAGAATTAGAAATAATAAATATGTTTCTTCTTTGAAAAGCATCCTTGAAGAAACTATCAGGGAAGACAAGAAAATCAAAAGAGACTGCAAAATCATCATAGTACTATCATTTATTCTTGTAGTGCTTGTGATTGCGCTGTTTGCTCTTTAGGAGAAAGAAAAGGAATGTCTGAATGAGCAAGTATAATTCAAGAAAAACAACAGTTGATGGAATCACATTCGATTCCAAGAAAGAAGCCAGAAGGTATTTAGTACTCAAGCAGATGGAACAGGATGGAGAAATAAAGAACCTCCGTCTTCAGGTTCCTGTCGAGTTGGTACCATCTTTTGAAATTGTGGTTGATGGAAAGAAGAGAAAAAGAAGAGCGATGCGATACATCTGTGATTTTGTCTATGAAGTCAACGGAACAACAGTCTATGAAGATGTAAAAGGCAGAAAAACAGATGTTTATGCAATCAAGAAGAAATTGTTTGAATATAAGTTTAAGACAACTATAAAGGAGACTTAAGAATGAATAATTATTTAACTAAAAAAGTGGTCTACTTCACTTATCAGCAGTTTTTGAACGAACTGGAAGAATTAAAAAAGAAATATTACGTTATCGGCTACACTGTTAAGTCTCAAGAAAACGCTGCAGATGTTCAGCTAGTCGAAAAGTAAGCGAAAAGAGGCAGAGAAAAAATGGAAAAATTATATCTGGTAAAGTTAGGAAATATGTATGTTACAAGTGCATCACTAACATCTATTAAATTGGATGAAACAGTAGAGAAAGCGAAAGTATTCAAAAATGTAGTAGAAGCTGAAAGTATTGCTAATACTTTAGGAGCAATTGTCATTACTTTCGTTTCGGAGGATTAAAAGAATGTTTAAAGAAATCGGAAGAGTTACAGAATTATTAAAATATCCACAAAATAAAATCCTTGATTTAGATAAAGTAGCACATATCAATGGCGAAGGTTTAACACTTACCATTGCAACGGAAGAATGCGCAGAGTTAATCCAGGCAATCACTAAATTAAAAAGATACGGCTTTTATGATAGATACAAAAACGATCTGCACGAAGAAGTGGCAGACGTTCTTATCTGTATCACAGAGTTAGTTGCTTTGGGTTATTTAGATATTGATAAAGTCAGAGAGTGGCAGAAATTCAAAATCAATAGAGAAGTAGAAAGAGCCATTCAAAAAGAAGAAATAAGAAAGGATATAGAAAAGTATGGAGTTAGTGAATCTCAATAAGCTAGAAGCAGTCGCTGACTTCCTATCAGATGATGAAGTCTTTGGAATCGCCCCATGTTCACATTTCAATAACTCTTTAAAAAGAGATAGGGTTGACGTGTCTTGTGACATTGGGGATTGTGACGGAGACTGTCCATTCTATTCAAAAGAGAACTTCATCAAGTGGATTAAAAAACCAGACAGTAAGTATGATGTTAGTAATTTAAAGAGACCACAGCAAGAAGACTTTATCGGATATGATAACGTAAGCAACTGTCTTCTTGACAAAGATGGATATATCAAAGCGTTAGAAGAATATTGTGATAACTTAGGAGACGCTCTCGCTGACGCTGAATATGATTTTGAAGAAGTGGAATGTGAAAATAGAGAGTTGCAAGATGTACTAGAAAAGATTAGAGGTGTTCTTGATGGAAAATATTAAACAAATAAATATCTATCTAGTAGATGGATCTAGATACGTAGTTATTCCTTCAGATGATAATTTAGCCAAATATGTAAAAGGTAATTTTTACGGAGGATATAACATTGGCATTTCAAAAAATGAAGCGAAATCAATTTAAGACTGACACCAAGAACGTGAAATACTCGCATGACAAATATATGTAAATGGATGGTGATTAATATGAGTTACTGTATTGGTATTTATGTGAAGATTGAAGGGTGCAACAAATATGCAGAAATTGCATATCCTGATTATTCTTCTCCTTCTTATAATCTAGGCAAACTATTTAGAGCATGTATGGATTGGAATTTTAGAAGCATTGAATATTACAGATGTGATTATGCAATAGAGCACTTAGATAAAGGAATCAAAGAATTAGCATACAACCCTAACAAGTATGCGAAATTGATTCCACCGCTAAGTTTAGGAACGCCGTCTAGTGCCCTCAATACTTTAGATTCAATCAGAGGATGTATTCTAGAGCAGGCCGAAGATATTCCGCTTGAGTGCCTTTACATGAGATGGGAGTGATTAAAAATGTTAAATATTGAAGATTTCAAAGAAGAAATGTTAAAAAAAGATGGTGGTGCATTTGGCGTTGAGATTGGCACACATAAAGCTTTAGAGTGTAGTTCCATTATTAATTGCCAAAACTGCTTGTTTAGAGGAGACTGCAGAAGGAAACGCTGGAAATGGTTATTATCAGAGAAGAAAGATGTAATTGTGTTGGGTAAGTTTGAATACTTGATTTTAGAGTGGTTGTATAATGAATGTCTTGAATATGTTGCAAGAGAAAAATCAGGGTTACTATATGCATATGCTTTTAAGCCTTACAAAACTGGTAACACATGGAGTTGTGATGATGGTAGTTATGACTTAGCAATATTTAGTAAGTTATTCGATTTCATAAGGTGTGAGGACTCGGAGCCTACGTCGATAGACGAAGTTTTTAATAGTTGCGAGGTGTTAGAAAATGATTAAACCAACACTTCAGAAGCCTATTACAATAGATAGCTTGCAAAAGTACTCTATTGAGTTAGAAGGATTAGTACATTTTCTTGAATACGAAAAAAGTGAATTGCTTGATGAACTTAATGAATTGAAGGAAAAAAATACAATCTTAGAAAATATGATAAAAAAGGCTTCAAGTATAACGCTTGATATGAGCCCAGAAGATGCTTATAAATTTTCAAGCATGATTACTCTTTCTGCCAATCTTTCTAGTGAAGGCCCTAAAACGTCTCAAACAGAATTTGAAATTAAAACATTAGACGAATAGAGAAAAGGTGTTGATAAAATTGAACATATTTTTTAAATATGTAGTTACTTGCGTATTAGACAACGGCAGCAGTTTTAAAAATTATGCAAGAAATAAAGCTGAACTAGAAGAATTTAAGAAAGATTTCTATGAATGTAAAAAGGAACTGCATTTCGTTTCACATGCAGTTGTTACGTATTGGATAACAGGAATTGTTGCAGATGTGTGGCTTTAGGAGGAGTGATCAGTGTCAAGGTTCATTGAAGTGTGGTCATTATTTAAATGTCCAGAAAAAAGAAGCGATTATTTTAAGATGAGAAGATACTTTTCTCTTATCAATTTAGATAACGTAACATATAGACTTGAAACTAGAAGAGGATACAAGTATAGCAAATGTATTTCCTTCTATTTCAATAATGACAAAATATTTGAAGAAAGATATATCGATGATGATCTTGCATTCAAAAGGCTTAATTATCTAAATGAATTTAATGTTGATAAGGATTTAGATGGAGTAATTGAGTTTGAAAACAAAAAGTATGATACTAAAGATATAGTAATGATTAAGCATACAGGTCCGTATAAGATTTATGCAGGAAAGACAAAGAATTTCTATAGATTAAAGTTGCAAACAAAATATACATTTATAACTATAGTTAATGAAGGATTAACAGATGGATTTAATTTTATAAACAGCATTCAAAGAAATTATATTAGATGATCATCATCAGGAGGAATCAAATGAGTAGAGTCAAGGAGCAATTAGAAAATTATAGATTTCTAAAAGAACGAGTTGAGTATCTAGAAAATAGACTGATAAATGTTAAAGCTATTAGTTATTCCTCTAATGGTTCTACTGGTATTCCTAAGACTAAACAGGATTTGATTCTTGAAAAGGATGAACTCATTAAAGAGATGGATGAGACTAGGAATCTTGTCTATTCAATTAAAGATACAAAGCATAGATGTATATTATGTTATCGATACCTTGACGGAATGACTATTGAACAGGTAGCGGATGAAATGGACTATTCCACAAACCACGTGTGGAGAATGATAAGAGATGCATTAAGCGAGTTAGAAAATGCACATTAATGTAGATAAATGCAAGTAAATGTAGATTTATGTAGTTGAATGTCATGTAATCAACATTATATAGTTAAAATGTAGAAATAGTTTGAGAGAGAACTATTGTTTCAAAGCGCTCATAGTAGCGCTTTTTATTTTGTGAGGATTTAACATGGCACAAGGAATGAGAGTTCACTGGCATCAGTTTTATGAAGATCATTATGAAATTAAGTATGATGATGAACGTCATTGTGATAAGAAGATTGTGTTCTACAGATGCATGATCTGTGGACGCGAACACGTTGACGTATACTTCAGCAAGCATATAGATGCTAAACATAAGTCTACTAAAGCATTAGAAGAGAACAAAAGGAAACATCATGGCTAGAGGATACAGACCTGACCAGGATAACGCTGGTCATAGAAGACAGTTTCTTATTAATAAGAAAAAGATACTTGCTACGCAGACTGTCTGCGGTATATGTGGCAAGCCTGTTGACTTCACTAAGAAGTATCCTCATCCAATGTCTCCATGTATAGACCATATCATTCCAGTAGCTAAAGGCGGTCACCCTAGTGACATGGACAATCTTCAGCTTGCGCATTGGATTTGTAACCGTGAAAAGAGTGACAAGCTTTTCAGACGAATAGAAGTAAAGAGAGACAGTCAGATAATGAATGACGATCTTCCTCATAAGGTAGATTGGACTACATATAAGGCATCTTAAGACAATTTTTATTGATGGTCTTTTTTACTGCCAAAAATAGGGGCTATATGACCCCCTAAGTCCTGGAATCATAGAAGCCCTTGTACTACGAGAATTTCTCGCTGACAAGAGTTTTGATAATCTCGGACACTAATTCTAAATCACTTAAAAAGCCTCTCAGAAAGGAAAAAAACAGGTAAAAAGATATATGAATTATAAAGGAATTGAATACTTGAGAGCGAAGCTTTCGCACAAGAGAACAAAGGTACTGGAATGTTATAAGTATTATGACATGAAGGACCAGATGGACCCCTATCAGACCAACACCCTTCCTGAAAAGCTGAGAAGCATAAGCAAGAAGGTAGGATGGATTCCAAAGGCTGTTGATACATTATCTAACCGTCTTCAGTTCAATGGATTCAGTGAAGACGATATCATGAATCTTGATAATATCTTCAGAATGAATAATAGAGATGTGCTCTTTGACCAGATGTTCAAGGGAGCAATCATCTCTTCTTGTGACTTTGTATATATATCAAAAAATAATGATGGCAGTGCTAGACTTCAGGTGATAGATGGATCCAACGCTACAGGTATATTAGACACATCTACAATGATGCTTACTGAAGGGTATGCAGTACTTGAAAGAGATGCTGAACTAGGCAATCCGCTAGTAGAAGCGTATTTCACTTCGGATGCAACTTATTTCTATACTGAAGGTCAGCATGACCCCTCAATGGATATGGTCAATGTAGCACCTTATCCACTTCTAGTGCCCGTTATCTATAATCCAGACGCTACAAGGCCGTTTGGCAGAAGCCTCATATCAAAATCACTCATTAAGTATGTAGATGATGCTAAGGAAGCATTGAGACTCATGAGCGTAAGTTCTATGTTCTATTCATTCCCACAGAAATATGTTGTCGGTTTAGATGATGAAGTAGAGCAGTTCGACAAGTGGGGCGCTACAATGTCTTCAATGCTTGCATTTACTAAGGATTCCGATGGCGGTGCTCCGACAGTAGGGCAGTTCAACCAGCAGTCCATGTCTCCTTATAATGACGTACTCAAGACTCTTGCTTCTATGTTCGCTGGAGAGACAGGTCTTACATTAGATGACTTAGGATTCACTACAGAGAATCCATCCAGTGCTGAAGGAATTAAAGCATCACACGAAAGCCTTAGACTGATGGCAAAGAGTGCACAGGACACATTCAGCGTAGGCATCATTAATACAGGATATCTGGCTAAATGTGTTGAGGACAGCAAGTCATATAAGCGTACTGAATTTGCAAATATTACAGTGAGATGGAAGCCAGCGTTTGATGTTGATGCAACTATGCTTTCAGGTATTGGCGATGGTGTATCAAAAATCAATGGAGCAATTTCTAACTACTTCGATAAGAGTACACTTGAGGATCTAACAGGCATCAGATCTTCTAATGACAATACTCCTGCTTATTTACAACCTTTAGACCTAGACATAGATGATGGTGAAGAAGATGAACAGTGATTTATCCAAAGAACTGCTCAGGAAAATAAATAAGAGCTTCACTCTAAGTTACCAGAAGTCTGAGAAGGTAAGAAAACTATTATCAGCCATTAAAAAGAAGGACTGTGATTATCTCAAGGCAATGGAATATGCAGAAGAGGTTGGAAAGATTCTAGCTGAAGCATATATGAAGAATCTCTCTTCAGATGAACTGCCAGATGGCAAAATGTACTACGATATTGCGAGCGCAATACTCAATCCTACATTAGAGAATAACTATGGACTTATTTCTTCTTATGTATGTGGTGCAATGGATGTCATGAACGAAAAGGCAGGTATAAATGCCAAGGCAAGAAAACCATCATATAACATAGATAAGACATTAGGACTCATTAAAAAGGTATCTGAAGCAGAATATTTCGATGATGTAAAGAAGTACTTAAATGAGCCTGTCATAACCAATGCATTATCAATTGTAGATGAAGGAGCTAGAGTCAATGCAGAACTTCATTACAACATGGGTCATAAGCCTGTCATTGTAAGAAGAGCATCCTTTAAATGCTGTGATTGGTGCAGTAGGCTTGCAGGAATCAGAGAGTATTCTCCAACTATGAATAGAGACATCTTCAGAAGGCACCAGAATTGTAGATGTACAGTTATATATGATCCAAGGAACAGTGATGGAAAGGTTCAGGATGTATGGACTAAGGAATTTATTTCTGTTCAAGATGTAACTTCTGAATATTATAAAGTTAATAGAAAACTTAACAAAAAAGTTATTCTTGAGGAAGGTCTTAAGATAAATGAGCATAAAAATGAAATTGAAGTTGCAGAAATTGTCACAAATGAATTTGGAGGAGAAATAACAGTATTAAAAGAAAATAACCAGACAAAAATGCCTGATTATAAATGGGATGATAAATTGTGGGACTTGAAAACGTGTAGTTCTGAGAAAGCTTGTGATAGTGCAATCAGGCATGGATTGAAGCAAATTTTAAATAACCCAGGGGGGATTATTTTGGATTATAGATCCTTTGATGCAAATATCAATAAAATTAAAGAGAACATTGAAAAACGTATGAGACATACTACTTTCCAAGTAGATATAATGATAATTATGAGCAACGAAATATTCAAAATTTTTAGGTATAAAATATAAGGGGTGCCCCCCGCCATACAGGCAAAGGCCACCCCTTATATATAGTATAACAATTGTTTATATTAATTACAACAAAAAAATTATCCAGGAGGTGGTGTCAATTGATTGTGACACCTTTTTAATTACATAAAAGTAGGAGGTTAAAGGCACATGTCTAATAAGATAGGCAGACAGACTCCTACGAATAGTTACATTATCCCCTATAAGAGCACCTTAGGGAACGAAGCTATAGAGCTATACAACAATACCACACGTAATGCTATGGAATGGCAGGAGATACAGATGATGGATATAATGGCTGTTGATGATGACGGTCAGTGGGTTCATATAAAATACGGATATTCAATACCGAGACGTAACGGGAAGTCTGAAATCCTTGTCATGAGAGAATTGTGGGGACTGCTGCATGGGGAAAAGATTCTACACACAGCGCATCGAACAACTACATCACATGCTTCGTGGGAGAAGCTAAAACAGATGCTTGATGAAAATGATTACACTGAAGTCAAAAGAGCAGATAAGGAAAAGACCTATGAAAAGTCCTATACGGCTACAGCCCAGTTTGGACTGGAGACAATAAGAATACTTGATGAGGGTGGGGGAAGTGCTTCCTTCAGAACTAGATCATCAAAAGGCGGACTTGGTGAAGGCTTTGACCTTCTCATTGTGGATGAGGCTCAGGAATACACTGAAGATCAGCAGTCAGCACTTCAGTATGTAGTTACTTCATCAGAGAACCCTCAGACACTGATGTGTGGTACTCCTCCCACTGCAGTATCTTCAGGTACTGTATTTGTTAATCTGAGGAAGGAATGTCTTTCAGGAGGTTCTGATACAAGTGGGTGGGCTGAATGGTCTGTTGAACATATGTCAGATGTTAAAGACAGGGATATATGGTACGAGACGAATCCATCACTAGGTCAGACACTGAAGGAGCGTTCTGTTGCTGCTGAAGACTCAAGTGATGAAATTGACTTCAATATACAGAGATTCGGTCTATGGCTTCAGTATAACCAGAAATCAGCAATATCAGAAAATGAGTGGAACGCTCTGAAAGTAGAGACTATTCCAGAGTTTAAAGGTCCTCTCTTTGTTGGTATAAAGTACGGTCATGATGGCAGTAATGTTTCAATGTCTATCGCAGTCAAAACAAAAAATGACAATATACTAGTTGATGTCATTGGATGCAGACCTATTCGAAAAGGAAATGGATGGATTATTGACTTTCTTAGAAAGGCTGATATTGCCATGGTTACAGTAGACGGTGCAAACGGTCAGCAGATGCTTATCAACGAACTTAAAGAGGCAGGCATCAAATTAAAGATGATCATACCAAAGACTGCAGATATCATTGCAGCAGGCGCTTCATTCGAAAAGGCTCTGTATGCTTCCAATATATGCCATTTTGGCCAGCCATCGCTGTCACAGTGCGTATCCAACTGTGAAAAGCGTGCTATTGGAACTAATGGGGGATTCGGATACAAGTCAATCATTGAAGGGGTTGACATTTCTCTTCTTGACTCAGTAGTGCTGGCACATTGGCAATGCTCTCTCAAGAAGGCAAGAAAGAAGCAGAAAGTACTTATTTAGAAATTACGTAACTATACGGAGAAATAGGAGAAATATATATGAGTTTTACACCAATCAATACACAGGAAGAATTTGACAATGCAATCAAAGAAAGATTAGCTAGAGAAAAGAAAAAATATGAAGGATATATGTCACCTGAGGATGTACAGGCGCTTAAGGATACTTATTCAGCTTCTAATTCAGAAGAATTAGAGAATCTAAAAAATGAAAATACATCATTAAAGCAGCAGGTGGCAGGATTCAATAGAAAAGAACTTCTCAATAAGGTAGCGACAGATAACAAGCTTCCTTCTTCAGCCACACAGTTTCTAAAAGGAGAGACTGAAGAAGAGCTCAATGAATCTGCAAAGGCACTTGCTGAACTATTTCCAAAGCCTAGCAATGAGCCTCATGCAAAAGCACCTGAACCAACATCACCTACCGCAAATAATCAGTTAGGTGGTGAGATGTCCGGTGTCGAAAAGAAGTTCAGAGAAATGAATCCAGACTTAAAATTTTAAAATTTAAAGGAGAACATACATATGGCACAGAATCCAGAATTACAGGAAAGATATTCAAGTCTCGTATTAGCTAAACAGAGAAAAACATCTGTATTCGCTAAACTATTCAATAGAAATTATGATGGTACACCTACAGCGGGTGCCGTTAAAATCCCTGTAAGAGATACGGAAGTGGCAGTAAAGGATTATGACAAAACAAACGGAACTGAGTTAACTACATCTACTACAACTTATATCACACTTCCTATTGATCATGACGCCTCTGTAAATGAATTGATTGACAAGCATACAGCTGCAGCAGTTCCAGATAACCTTGTTGCGGAAAGATTAGACTCAGCAGGTTATTCAATGGCGGTTGAGACTGATACTAATCTAGGAAATGCCTTACTTGAATGTACTGCAATCAAGGACACTGCGGCATTAACACCAGAAACTATCTATAAAGCGGTTATTGACGCTCGCACGCAGGCAAGAAAGGCACATGTCAAAACATCAGAAATGTGGCTTACGGTTACTCCTGACGCATACGGAGTATTATTGCAGTGTCCGGAATTTATTAAGCCATCTAGCCTAGGTGATCAGGTGGTACAGGAAGGTGTAGTCGGAAGAATCGGTGGAATTGATATTTATGAAGTAGATGACTTATCAGATGATAAGGTAGACTTCATCCTAGGAAACAGAATCTTCTGTCACTATGTAGATGACTGGGCTGTTCCTGTTTCAGTAAATGATTTAGCTGACGGTAAGCATATCGGTGCATGTGCTGTTCAGGGTAGAAATGTCTATGGTTATAAGATTTCAAAGCCTGCTACTGTATTTGTTAGAAAACACGTCTAAGGTGATGTAGATGGATATCTATGCATCAGTAGAAGATTATGAAAAAGTCTACAACATTGCTCTAAATAACGAGCAGCAGAAACGCTTATTGATGCTCATTGAACTTGCTTCCTCTCTTTTGAGAGAGGAGGCAAATAAAAGGAATATGAATCTAAGCGCTGTTATCAGTTCATCTGATGACAAAGCTAATGTCGCAAAAATGGTTGTTCTTGCATGTGTCCATCGTGTAATGTCTAAAGATGATGGTCAGGATATGCCGCTTGAGCAGTTCTCACAGTCAGCACTTGGATACACTTTCAGTGGTACATATGTGAATCCGGGTGATGATCTTTATTACTTAAGAAATGAACTCAAACGAATGGGTATCATCAAGCAGAGATATGGAGCAATGGAAATCTATGAGACTTAAAGGAATCACGATAACTGTATATCAGAAGAAGCCTACTGGCAGTGATGCATTTGGGCATATGCATTATAAATATATTCCAGAACAGGTAGATGATGTTCTTGTAGCACCAGTCAGTAGTTCTGAATTATCATCTAATCAGAACGTATCTATTGCTAAGACTCAGTATAATCTTGCCATCCCAAAAGGTGATATGCATGACTGGACAGACACTAAAGTAGAATTCTATGGCAAGACATGGAAGACAGTAGGGGAACCAATAGAAGGAATCGAAGAGAACATACCTCTTCGATGGAATAAGAAAGTAGTGGTGGAAAGATATGAGTAATCATTATAAATTCGAACTGAATAAAGAGGGCGTAAGGCAGCTGTTAAGTGGCTCTAAAATGCAGAACATCGTTTCTGCATATGGAGAAAGAGTACAGAAAGCGGCTGGAGAAGAGTATGCGATGGAAGTAAAAGCCAACAAGGACCGCTGCTTTGTGAAGGTAAGCCCCGCTACACCACATGCATACTATTCTGAAAGGAAGCACAATACGCTTCTTAAGGCTCTCGGCTCTGCAAGAGGTAAATAGACATGATCATAGAAACATATATCATTGATTATCTTCAGAAGAAGACAGGAGTATCCTGCTATGCACAGTATGATGATGCATCTCAGGATACTTTTATTGTTGTCGAAAAAACAGGAGGATATACTGATAATTTCATCAGGCATGCAACTCTTGCAATACAGTCGTATGGTTCTTCGCTTTATGAAGCTGCACTTCTTAATGAGAAGGTAAAAGAAGCGATGGATAATGCTGCAGAATGCCCAAGAATCTCTGCAAGCAGACATAACAGCGATTATAACTATACCGATACAAGTACAAAGCATTACAGATACCAGGCAGTATATGACCTGGTTTTTTAATTATAAGGAGGAAATGATATGGCAAATGTAGATGCATCAAATGTAACAACAGGCAAGCCTAAGATTGGAGGCGCTGTCTGGTCGGCACCTGACGGTACTACTTTACCAACGAGTGCAGCTGTAGAACTTGATAAAGCATTCAAATCACTTGGATACTGCTCTGATGATGGTGTCAAGAATAAGGCATCTTCTTCAAGCGATTCAATCACTGCGTGGGGTGGAGACACTGTTCTTGATGTTGATAAAGATTTTTCAGACGAATTCAGTCTCACATTGATTGAATCATTAAATATTGATGTATTGAAGGAAGTCTTTGGACAGAAACAAGTAACCGGTGATATTGAAACAGGAGTTACTGTAGATGTAAAAGCCAACACAAGGGGATATAGAGTACTTGTGATTGATATGATTCTTGCAGAAGGAACAGTATTGAAACGAATTGTTATTCCGGCATGCAAGCTTACAGAAGTTGGCGAAATTACATATAAGGATGATGATGCTGTAGGGTATGACTGTACATTCAAGGCAAGACCTGATGGAAACGGATCATATCATAAGGAATACATCATGAAAAAAGGAGCATAACAGATGGAAGAGAAAATCAAAGGTGAAACAGCTTCAGGATTTAAGTTTGAAATCGATAAACGCCTCATGGATGATTATGACTTCATTGAAAAAGTCAACAATATTGCTGAAACAGGGCTCGGAATGCCGGATTTAATTAAATATATGATTGGTGATGAAGGTTATAGAGCACTGAAAGAACACTGCAGAAGAAAGGACGGCTTTCTTTCTCTCAAGAGAATGCAGCATGAAATGAATGACATGATGTCAGTCAAAATTGATGATGGTACTGACTTAAAAAACTCGTAATCCTCGCAAACCTTTTGCGAGGTTATAAGCATCAGATTATATGTGATTTGGCTGAAACATATCACATATATGACTTCATGTCTTACAAGCCTTCTTATATCTATGTTCTTGTCAGCGGATTACGAAATGATTCAAGACTTAAAATGGCAATGGAAGAACAGAATATAGATACTCAAACTATACTAAGTGCACTCGCTGTTGATTATCTGGCACTTCTTGCCTGGTCTAAGACAAAGGAAGCGCAGAAAAATAGAAATCGTCCTGAATCAATATATGAAAAGCTGATGAATCCTGTAAAGAAAAAGCCAACTAAAGGCTTTAATAACGCAGAAGAGTTTGAAAAAGCAAGAATGCAGATCATAAAGAAAGGAGGCGCTTAAATGGCAAAACAGAATGGAACTGATTTAGGCAAGGCCTATGTGCAGATTGTTCCATCTGCTCAGGGCATTAAGGCATCCATCCAGGAGGTCATGGGGAAACCTCTTGAGGAACAGGCAGACAATAGTGGCGCAACTTTCGGAAGTATGTTGGTCTCTAAAATCAAGGGGGCAATCACTGTAGCAGCAATTGGCAAGTTTCTCAGTGCCTCACTGACAGAAGGAGGCGCACTCCAGCAGTCCATAGGAGGCATTGAAACGCTCTTTGGCAATAGTGCAAATGTGATTAAAAAAGCAGCACAGACAGCATTTAAGGATGCAGGTGTTTCAGCAAATACTTATATGGAACAGACCACATCATTCGCAGCTTCACTTGTATCTTCATGCGGTGGAAATACTGCAAAGGCAGCGGAAATTGCGAAAAGGGCAATGGTTGACATGTCCGACAACGCAAACAAAATGGGGACTGATCTACAGGATATACAGAATGCCTATCAGGGTTTCGCAAAGCAAAATTACACAATGCTAGACAATCTAAAGTTAGGGTATGGCGGAACCAAGACAGAAATGGCAAGACTTATAAAAGATGCGTCTACATATAAGGATTCCCAAGAAAAACTAAATGTATCAGTCAAAGACGGCGATATGTCATTTAGTAATATTGCGAATGCAATCTCTGTAGTACAGGACCATATGAAAATCAGCGGAACGACTGCAGAAGAAGCAAGTACTACTCTCACTGGTTCTTTTGGCATGGTCAAGGCGTCAGTACAGGACTTTTTGGGAGCACTTTCTACTGGTGATGGCGTATGGCGTACATTTAAAAATACTATTTCATCATTAGGCACATTTATAGGTGGCAATCTGCTTCCAATGATAGGCAATATCGGCAGTTCAATTGTCAGCATACTGACCAATTCTTTCAACAATATGCCAGGAATCCTTGATGCCGTTCAGAAATTCGCAAGCAACATTGCAGCGCAAGCACCACAATTCATCAAGAGCGGTTATGAAATGCTGAACAAGTTGGCAGATGGGATTGTATCTGCACTTCCTGTTATGATTGCGAAAATTCCAACAATTATCAGCACATTCGCAAATATCATTAATGATAATGGGCCTACGATTCTCATGTGTGGTCTGAAGCTGATTGCTAAGCTTGCTTTAGGAATCATCCAGGCAATACCGACAATCATTGTCAATATTCCAAAGATCATTACAGCAATCGTGGATGTATGGAGCGCATTCAACTGGATTAATCTTGGAAAGATGGCAATTACCGGTCTAGGGAATGGAATCAAGGCACTATTCGGATTCTTAAAGAGTACAGGCAAAGGAGCACTAGATACTGTATTGATTAATATCATGCTATTACCTGAAAAACTTGGCTCATTAGGCGGCAAAGGTATTCATGGCTTGATTAATGGTATTAAATCATTATTTGGCTCACTTGGCGGTGCTGCTAAAAAGATTTTTGAAATCATTGTAAAAGCACTTGCTTCGCTTCCTTCAAAGATGCTATCAATCGGAAAGAATATTATCGAAGGTATCTGGAAGGGTATATGGAGCATGGGTGCATGGATTACTAAGAAGATTGGAGACTTTGCCGGCGGTATCGTCAAAAGCTTTAAGGGATTCCTTGGTATCCACTCTCCTTCTAGGATCATGAGGGATATGGTCGGCAGATTCATCGGTGAAGGTATTGGTGTCGGAATTCTAGGATCATTTGATACCGTCAGAAAGGATATAGCAGCATTCAATGATTCGCTTATTGATGAATTCAATAAATCTGACAGCTTTGGTGCTTCAATGACATTCAGTGCTGTAAGAGAAGTCAAGATGCAGCTAATCAATGAAGGATTTGAAAAGCCGCATACTGAAGATAGAAAAGGTGATATCTATCAGACTATCAATATTACAGCGCCTGATGCTGTAGATCCTTCAGAAGTATCAAGACAGACAAGAAACGCAAATAGAGAATTGATTCAGAGACTGAAAGGAGCGTGATGATTCTTGGAGGAAAAGGAATATAGGACAATCACCTGTACTAATTCAAATGGATATTCAATAATCTTCACTGAGACATCACTGTCTCCTTTTTTAATTACAGACTGTGATGGATTATATGACTCAACATATACAGTCAATCTACAGGAGAATGGTAATTCTGATGGTGCATCAATATTAGGACGCACAATGAAGTACAGAAACATCGTGTTAGAAGTTGTTGATAATGAGCGCTATGCCAATCATAGAGAGATGCTTGACAGGCTTTTCTCTCTTGATGGCACGCTTGAATATGATGATGGTGTTCATAAGAGAAAGATTGACTACACTGTAGAAAAGGTAACAGGAACGGATGGCACATTCTATAAACGCACTCATCAGATATCACTGATATGTGCGAATCCTTATTTTACGGATATAGAAGACAACAGTATTGCAATGTCAACAGTCATTCCACTATTTGAGTTTCCTCATGAGTTCACAACGGAGGAAATATCAAGAATAGAAATAGTACAGAATCTAGAGATAGATAATCAGAACGGTTCTGAAACTGGCATGACCATTACTATTGAGGCTATAGGAAGTGTCTTAAATCCTTCGATTTCAATACAGGAATCAGGGGAGCACATGACCGTAGGCATTTCTGGTAAAAAGGATTTTACATTAGAAAGTGGTCAGAAGCTTATTATCACAACCCTTGTAGATGATTGTCATGTCTATCTTTTAAAGGATAGAAAAAAAGAAGAAGTAAATATGTATCTTCCAACATCTGCAGACTTTATAAGACTGCAGCCAGGAATTAATCATATAGGATATACTGCAGAATCAGGGGCAGAGAATATGACTGTATCAATTTCATTTAAAAGAAACTATGTGGAGGCCTAATTTATGATCATAAGAATCTATGATGGAAATATGAACTTTCTAGGTCAGATTGAAAATGTTTTCTCTCTCCAGTGGATGCGCAAATATAACTCATGTGGTGAATTTGAGGCACATGTTCCAGTGACTGCATATAATGTGCAGCTGCTGAAACTTGAGAATCTTTTCTATCTGAAGGGCAAGAAGGAATGCGGAATCATTGAGAGTATTACAATATCTTATGAGAAATCGAAGAAAGAGATTACCGTCAAAGGAAGATTCGCGTCATCTTATTTTTATAGAAGAATCATTAAGGGAACATACAACTTTAATGGCCGTGTAGAAACCTCTATGAGAGAACTTGTATCAAAGGCAGCAATTCCAGGAGTTATGTTAGGCCCTGATAATGGATATACTGAAAAAATCACTTATCAGGCAACCTATAAAAATATACTAACGTACATAGAAAAGCTTTCTCAGGCTTCAGATATAGGTTTTCGTTTAAGGCCTGACTTCGATGAAAAGAAATGGATATTCGAAACATACAAGGGTGTTGATAGATCCGATAGCCAGTATGATATATCACGTGTCATCTTCTCACAGAAGAACGGAGATATTGAAAAAGCGACATATAGTGCCAATTCAAAGACATATGCAAATGTGTGCTATGTTGGCGGTCAGGGTGAAGGTTCAGCCAGACAGATAGAGATAACAGGCAGTACATCTGTATCTGGACTTGACAGAAGAGAGATATTTATCAATGGGTCTGATATATCAAAAGAAAACATCAGCGACCTTGCTTATAAGAATGCACTCATTGAAAGAGGAAATACAACACTTAACAGCAATATGCTTGCTGAAACATTAGAGAAGGAAGATAAGATCAGAGGGAATTATAACTATCCTTCCGATTACGATCTTGGTGATATAGTCACAAATAGGTTTGAATACTGGGGAATGACCTCAAATGATAGAGTGACGGAAGTTAATGAGGTATACGAGCACGGAGTAATGAAGGCTGTGCCTACGTTTGGAACACCTCTTCCGTCAACGATAGATTGGAGTGATAATATTTAATGGCTGATACAATTACAGATGAATATGGCTATCCATTTGACTCACTGAATGGAGATAGAAAGATGTCTGCAGCATCGTGGCGTAAAATGCTGAGCGAATTATTTACAGATGGCATCTGCTCAACAGATGATTTTTATGTACAGGCTAACAACAGCATGCAGATTACAGTGAGTTCAGGAAATGCCTTTATTAGAGGTGCTTTCTTCCCATCTTCTGAAGAGAAGACACTTAATATCGATAGTTCTGAAGGCACCTATGATAGATATGATGCAATTACACTAGAGTTCAATGCATCCGAAAGAAAAGTATCTTTGAAAGTTGTAAAGGGAGGTACTGATGGAAAATGGCCTTCTCCAAAAAGGACTGATTCCATCTATCAGCTCTTTATTGCTATAATTCATATCCGTAAAGGGATTACATCTCTAGTACAGAATGACGTGAACGATACAAGAGGGGATTCGTGGTATTGTGGGTACGTTACTTCGACCGGATCACAAGAAAGATTCGATAATGAACTTGTAACACTTAAAGATAAAGTCAACGCATTAGAAGAAGGTAGAAAATGGTCCAGCGTCGTAACTTTAGGAACTGTTAACGGCATCACGTTCCGATACAGATATAATCATGATTATGTGTATTTGATTTATGGAGGTTCTTTTAGTGTTGATACCGGATTTTCTGCAGGGACAGGATACTCTCCGGGTGATGGAGATTTGCCTAATTTAATTGGTGGCGTAGGTAACTTCTTAGAGCCTGTTGCTTCTTATTCAAACAATAGCTTAGCAATTAGATATTACCCGGATGGTAGCCCTGTCAATAAACTAGCACTTATTTCAATAGATCAAAGAACGGTAACAAAGGGTACATACATTACCGGATTTGTTCTGATTCCTAGGAATCTGGGTAAATAGGAGGTAATTATGATTAGAGGTACTACTGCCACATTAATATGTACACTTCCATTTGAAGTGAATACTCTCCAGTATGCCTACTTCACTATCATGCAAGACAATAGAATTATTATTGATAGACAGATAGAATGCAGCAACCTAAGCGGTGACAAGATAGAAGTGCATCTGTCACAGGAGGATACTCTGAAGCTTAAAGAAAAACATCAGGCTGAGATTCAGCTGCGCGCGATTACGGCTGATGGAGAAGCGGTTGCATCTAATATCATCACTACATATGTTGAAAGAATATTAAAAGATGGAGTGATCTGATGTGCGCCTTAAACTAGAGTTCAAGTCAAAGGACATACCTCTTAGATTCGTCATAAGAGATATGTCTTTTCATGCTGATATGAAGATATGTTCTGAAGAGTTCAAACTTGATATAAAAAACTATCAGGGCATAAAGAATGCTGATATCTATACCGGTGCTTATACAGTAACACCTAAAGATATAGCTCAGCAGCTTAAGACAAAAAATAAACTTCTCAATAAAGATGTAATGGTTAAAAAAATCCCCTTCTTCGAGACTAGCAACGATGAAGGTGGCAATACAGTATACATAGGAAAGGAATTATAACATGGCAGAAACTAAACATATAAATAAGGTCGTCTATGGTGGCAAGACATTAATCGATTTGACAGGTGATACTGCGACTGCAGACAAAGTATTGAAGGATCTAACATTTCATGACAAGACAGGTGCAACAGTCACAGGTACTTGTACATTTGACGTAGATTCGGGTGATGCAACTGTAGCAGTTGCTGAAATGCTAGCTGGAAAGACTGCATATGCAAGAGGTACTAAGTTAACTGGTACGATGAAGAACAATGGGTCTGTTAAAGGAAGCATCACTACAAAGGCACAGGTATACACGATTCCACAGGGTTTCCACGATGGCTCTGGAAATGTTCAGATTGCTACAGCTGAACAGGCTAAGATCATTCCTACGAACATTCGTGATGGAGTGACTATCTTAGGAATCAAGGGTACTATGTCAGGGACCGAAGGTGCTAAACCTCAGCAGAAGACAGTGACACCAAGCACTACTACACAGACAATCATGCCTGATACAGGATATAACTATTTATCACAGGTTACTGTTAATCCGATTCCATACGCAGAAAGTGAGAACTCTGCTGGCGGAACTACAGTAACAATCGCATAGGAGTGTTTATATGAGCATCAACAAGGTCATATATAACGGCAAGACATTGATTGATATATCAGACAGTACAGTAACTGATGATAACATTGAAGAAGGGTTGATTGCCTATTCAGGCGACGGAAAAAGGGTGGTAGGAACTAAGATGAATTTAGAAGACAGAAGCAAAAGAAAACTGATTTTCATTGGTGACAGTTATGGAGATGGTTATACTCCTGATGGAAATACCACAGGATGGTGTGACAGACTTAAGAATAAGTTAGTGAATTGCCACTTCTCTGCAGACAACATCTATATCAATCATAAAGGTGGTGCATCCTTTTCTAATTCCTCTAATAGTTTTCTGACACTTCTCAAAGGTGTGGAGTCTCAGGTGGGTAATAAGAAGATGGTAACAGATGTGCTGATTGGTGGAGGATATAACGAACTAGCATATGGCGATAAAATAGATACTGTTAAATCCAACATCGATACAGTGATATCATATGTACAGAGTACATATCCAAATGCAGTTGTTCACTTTGCACCGTTTGGGGTAGCGTTTAAAGACAGAAACAATCAGTTTGCATTAAGATATAAATTGATGCCTGCATACACTACAAAAGCGTGCTATAAGAACCAACCTTTTGTAGTAGTGCCAGGTGCTGAGAACATTCTGTCTTTTGAAAACATGATGAGTTCTGACGGGATTCACCCAAATGAATGGGGATTAGAAAACATTGCTGAGTATCTAAAAGGATATATTCTAGGTACAGGTAGCAGTGCCATGGATAAGAGACAGTTGAGCGTAAGTTTAAATGGAGGTACATTTACTGGAACTATGTACGGGCAGTCTCTAGGCGATATAAATATATATCGTATTATGTTTAATTCATCGGTTAAGAATCTTAACTCCAATGGAGCAAATGGATTTAAATTGTATAGTCCTCGTATTGGTGATGCTTTCCCTTGGAGGGCCCCTAATATGGGGTATACGGATGCCAATGCAATCATACAAGCAAACGGTGGATTCTTCGACGTTCCTGTCAAATTCAATGTAAACAACAGCAATGAGCTATATATGCAGATCAAGCAGTGTAACTCTGCTCATAATAACTATCAGAGTTATTCAAACATCACACAGATACAGCTAGACGCTTGGATCGTCGCTGAGAATATGTAAGGAGTTAAAAAAATGAAATTATATGATACATCATTAAAATATATGGATGCAGTTAACGCGATTGGAGGCACTATTGTAGCAGTATTGACTGCTGCTTTAGGTACGCATTGGTTTTTATTTGTAGGATTTTTAATTTTAAACATCATTGATTACATTACAGGAGTCAGAAAGTCACGTCTAACAGGAAAAGAAAACAGCGCCAAAGGAGTACGTGGAGTTTGGAAGAAGTTAGGCTACTGGCTGATGGTATTAGTTGCTTTTCTTGCATCAGCGATTTTTATTGAGATTGGACAGACTATCAATGTTGATTTGAGTATCACTACATATGTTGGATGGTTTACACTAGCATCGCTTATTATTAATGAATTAAGAAGCATTATCGAGAACTTCGTTGAAGCCGGTGATAATGTACCATCTGTACTAACAAAGGGCTTAGAAGTGGCTGAAAATGCTATCAATAAAGGAGAATAAAACATGGCAAGTTATTTTAATCTTGTATTAGATACACTCGCTCCCCAGGGGCTGACCATCAAGTTAAATAATGGATCTCAGTATACTACATCTAAATCAGTTACATTAAGTATTGCTTTATCCGATACTTCTACTACCGGTTATCAGATGAAGGTATGGGGCATCAATGGCGCTGAAGCAGAAGCAGATGCATCCTGGGAGACTTATGCAGCATCTAAGAGCATCACTTTACTGAACGGTGATGGACTTAAGACAGTTTATGTTAAAGTGCGTGATGATGTTTGCAATGAGACTGCTGCTGCATCTGCTACCATCACATTAGATACTTCAGTTCCAGCTGTTACTATCGTTGGGCCAGATGTCTCAAGAATTTCTAAGACAGCACCTAAAAACGTGGCTACATTCAGTTTTACTTCTGATGTTGCATTTACTGAATATAAGATTAAGGTTGTACCATCAAAGTCATCATTACATGACGCTGGAACATTAATTGGTACTACTAACGGCTCTACTAACATGAGTGCAACAGGAACATTTAAGGCTAGCACTGCTATTTCTTGCAAAATCTATGGCAAGGATCTAGAAGCTGCATCAAGTGGCGATGGTGAGAAGATCATCAAAGTATTCGTTAAGAATGCACACGGCACTTGGTCAGTAGCATAAGATTATGGCACAGGAATATACAGTAACCGCTGAAGCAACAATGCCTAAAATTCATATAGCTGGTAGTGGACACAATCGTGAAAACGTGACATGGGATATTCCTGTTTTGCCTTCTAATGCGATTGTTGTTTCTGCTAAATTCACTGGCGTATTCAACTGCTATTACACATATGCTAACGCGGTTAGATTCACTGTAAACGGCGGAGATACATACAAAAAGACAACTAGTATAACGGTTGATTTTGGCACATCATTAACTAATTCAATTGTATGTGATGCTTGGGGTTCTTCTTTTGCCGCAATAGGAGATGTATGGCTTACTGATGGTCTTATCACAGTTACCTACAGACTAGCTGAGGCTCCTATTGTGACAATCGATAGCATTGATAAATATAGAATATCTAGAGTACTCGGAATAAATGAGTGTATTTGCAGATTTCATTGTGACATTGATGTGACAGAGTGGGAAGCACGTGCGACACGTGAAGGCGAAGCGTCTGGTAGAGGAATAGGGCTACTTGTAGAAAGTGGAACTAATCTAAAGACTGGTAGTATAGGAATAGTAAGCGTATTAGATACAGAACTATCTAAAGGCGACGGAGAATATCTTATAAGGATTTATGCTAAGTCATCCGATGGAGTGTGGTCAGGATGAGTAGAGGATGGTTTGTACTTGAACTCTATACCGCTGAAGGTGAGGCACAGACAACAGATGTCAGCGTCGAACTGTCTAATCATATATGTATCGATATGAACAATGCAGAACATCATGATGCGTCTATTGATGATGATCATAAGAATATAAACGTATCAGCCTCATCTGTTTATAGTGAGGCTATCGAAGTAAGCAGAACAGTGCATCTTGATATTGGAAAGGTAGAACCTTTTGGAGGAGATGGATAAATGAAATGCAATAAGCACGATATAGATGTGATCGAAGGAACTACACATCTTGTCAGATTCTCATGCTCGTCAGAAGGCGAGCCTTTTAATTTCAATGGATATAAAGCTCTTCTCGTTATTATCGATGGTGATGAAATAAGAAGAAAAGAAACAACAATCAAGGATAATGTAATAACTGCGAAGATAGATCCTAGTGATACATTGGATAGAAGTAGAAATGAACTCTCATATGAATGCAGAGCGTTTTCTACTACTGGAGATGTTTTTCACATCGCATTAGGAGATATCAATGTAATCAAGGCAAAAGCGCCTATTACAAAATATGAGGAGATATAAAAATGAAGATATTTATTTCACAGCCCATGAAAGGCCTGTCTGAAGAAGAAATCAGACACAATAGAGAAAAAGCTATTAAAAAAATCAAAAATCTTTACGGAGAAGATGCTGAAATTATTGATAGTTATATTGAAGAAAAAGGCAGTCCTTTGTGGTGTCTTGGTAAGTCTATTGAATTATTATCAACTGCTGATGTGGCTTATTTTGCTTCTGGGTGGAATAAGGCAAGAGGCTGCAGAATCGAATATATGTGTGCATCGGATTACGGAATAGGTGCATACTTAGAGGAGGAATAACTATGGCAAAAACTGCAAATACTATTTTAGATATCGCAAGAGGTTGGATTGGTTGCAAAGAGTCAAATGGATCACACAGAAAGATTATTGACACATATAACGCTCATAAGCCATTAGCAAGAGGATACAAAGTCAAGTATACTGATTCATGGTGTGCTACTTTCGTGTCTGCGTGTGCAATTAAAGCAGGCTACACTGATATCATTCCAACTGAATGTTCATGCAATCAAATGATTAAAGGATTTCAGCAAATCGGTAGATGGTGTGAAGACGATTCACATGTGCCATCTACAGGAGATATTATTTTCTATGATTGGCAAGACAATGGTGTTGGAGATAATAAAGGATCATCAGACCATGTCGGTTTCGTAGAAAAAGTGGAAGGTAACACTATCACTGTTATCGAAGGCAACAAGAATGATTCGGTGGCCAGAAGAGCAATCAAAGTGAACGGCAAATTTATCAGAGGGTATGGATTACCTAAATATGACACTATTGCTTCTGCACCTAAACCACAGCCACAACCTAAACCAACTGCATCTAATGCACTAGGTACATATGTGGTTACTGCATCTAGCCTAATTGTAAGAACAGGTCCAGGAACAGGTTATAGAAGAAAAAAGAAATCTGAATTGACTACGAACGCTAAAGAACATGCTACAGCTACAGGTGCTTTACTCAAAGGTACTAGAGTTACAGTCAAAGAATTTAGAAACGGCTGGGCTAGAATTCCAAGTGGTTGGGTATGTGCTGATTACCTCAGAAAAGCCTAATTTAAGTTTGAGTTTACTCTTAAAATTATCAACAAAATTAGATTTTAATCTGATAGAATCTAAACTACACACCAATTTATATTCATAAGAAAAGACCAGGGCTATTTGCTCTGGTCCTTTTTTGCTTTCTAAATATTGTCTATAATAAGCGTTAAAAGTATATGATGTGCCACTAAGTAGGTACTAAACTAGTAACAAATTGGACTAAAAAGTGGACTAAAAAATTAAAACGATAATGATAAAAAGCGTATTTTTATATAATTAAAGCCACGAAAAAACATATAAATATACAGCATTATTCAATATGAATTGCTATCAATAAAATCCTGTCACCCGCACCATTCTGAATGCAGACACCGAGTAATCGGTGTTTTTTTTATGCCTTAAAATAAAAAAATCTACCATTACTGGTAGATTGCATCCTGTTATAGAAGAGATGTTTAATGAGGGGAAGCTCATTAATAGAGATATCTCAGATATTTGGGAAGCTATAACAGAATGCGTAATCTATTATAATACTATCATAAGATATACACAATACGTAATTATACATTGGCACAAAGATGAAACACTATGTTATTCTCAATTATGAAATCACTTGTATTTTGTAACTGATTGTTTTACCATATTATTATAATTGAAATGGGAGCTAATTTGCTGAGAGTAGACATAAGTCTTGACCATGAAACCTGATTTGGATAATGCCAACGTAGGAATTTTATGAGCACCTTCTTTCAGCGTGCTCTTTTT